GTGTGGTTTGGTTTGGTCACCAACATTTGGTGAATGTATTGAGCCAGAGGTTACTCCAGCAGTAACACCAGCAGATCCTTGTGAAGATACTTCTCTCCTAACACAAAGCCAGTGCGGTCAGTGTGGATTAGTTTGGAATGCATCATTTGGTGAATGTGTTGAGCCAGAGGTTACGCCTGTAACGCCTGCTGTCACACCTGCAGTTACTCCTGCAGTAACACCTGCAGTTACCCCTGCTGTTACCCCTGCTGTTACCCCTGCTGTTACCCCTGCTGTTACCCCTGCTGTTACACCAGCAGATCCTTGTGCTGACACAAGCACTTTATCCTCATCTCAGTGTGGTCAGTGTGGATTAGTTTGGAATGCATCATTTGGTGAGTGTGTTGAACCTTCTGTCACACCTGCAGTTACACCTTCGGTAACTCCATCCGTTACACCTGCTGTTACCCCTGCTGTTACCCCTGCAGTTACACCAGCAGTTACACCTGCAGTTACACCTGCTGTTACCCCTGCAGTAACTCCTGCTGTTACCCCTTCAGTAACACCTTCAGTAACACCTTCAACTCCAACATGTGCTGAGTTTGGAGAACTAGGAACTTGGCCTAACTGTTATTCACCAGAAGAAAGCGTCACACCTGCTGTTACCCCTGCAGTTACACCTGCTGTTACCCCTGCAGTAACTCCTGCTGTTACCCCTGCTGTTACCCCTGCAGTTACACCTGCTGTTACACCTTCAGGTGGCGGTGGCGGTGGCGGTCCTGGCGATGCACAACCAATTTAATTTAAATTACTATATATTTTTCTAAAAAAAAGAATGGTATGGTAAAATTATAGTATGTCAGGTAGAATAGGTAAAATAAAAGAAATAATAGAAACAAATAAAGAATCTTCTGTTGGGCCAATGGATCTTATTAACCCAAATACTGAATGGGCAACTGAAGAGGTTTCATCTGAAAGATATTCTATATGTAAAGCATGCCCAGAATTAATTAAATTAACAAAACAGTGTAAAAAATGTGGCTGCTTTATGTATGCAAAAACAAAAATGCAAGTAGCAACCTGTCCGATAGGGAAATGGTAATGAATAAAAAAGAATTAGTTCCAGGAGTTGTTGTTTATTCTAACGCTATGAATTATGATGGCTCCTTAGTTTTTGATATAGAAGAAGGAATTTCTAGTGCAAAAATAGAATGGCAGTTGGCAGGAGTAAAAACGGGAGATGAAGAGGCTGGAAAGAACAAAGAACTTAGAGATACATTTGTAGTTCCAGTTCCCTATAGTGAAGAAGAAATTAAAGAGTTTATTGGTTTTAAGGGTGCATTCTTTTCATCTCTTTCAAATCTATTCCTTGAAAATCTTGGTCCTCTAGAGAATGACTATAAATCAATGTATGGACTTTCTACAACATGGCACGACCAATACAGCATATTAAAATATGGAGTTGGGCAAAAGTTTGTAAACCATGTTGATGATCATAAAGACTACCACAGAAGAATGTCAACAATATATTATATTAATGATAACTATGAAGGTGGTGAGATTGTGTTTCCAAGATTTGGAATAACATACAAACCTGCAGCAAATGACTTTCTTGTTTTCCCATCAACATATGTTTATAACCACTCAGTCCTGCCAGTAAAATCTGGAGAACGATATGCTGTAGTTAGTTGGTTAAAATGAAAATAGATATGACTCTTGTCGAGCAAGCAATTGCTGAGAATAGAATTCACATATTTAAAGATGTGTTTACGGATTTGCCATCGTTGGACACAATTATGTCCATGGTCTCTAAGTATGTTGATGAAGACTTAACTGCCTTTCCAGATAGATCATATCGGTTAAACGATTTTGTTGAGGGTGAGTCTTCTGATATGAGATTAAAATGTAGATTTTGGTCAAGAATGGCATTTCAACTATATGATCCAAAAGATCTTTATATGACAATAATTCCAGAACTTGCTCCAGTAACTGAGTGGGGGCTTTCTCAATACTCATCAGAAATATATACTGGAAACTTTTGTTTAGTATCTTTAATGAAAAACAGGGGAATAGTCGGAAGCAAGCATAGAGACTATGTTGATCAGTTTCAGTGGGTAGTAAAGGGTGAAATGATTTGGCGCACAGGAGAGAATTTAGAAAATGAGCACCATGTAGTAGAAGGTGACTTTATTTTTGTTCCTAAAAATCTTGCTCATGAGGTTGAGACTATTAAGGCCCCAAGAGCAGCAATTAACCTTATTTTAAGAAACTAAAAAGCACCTATAGAGTTTTCCATAGGTGCCTTTAGTTATTATATTTTACTTAGGAAATTTAGCCATCCAGTACTTTGTTCTTGGAGTAATGCCCTTCCAGGCAATCCAGTTTTCTCCACCATTACTCATGTGGTGTGCAATTTGTGCATTTAAAACTGGGTTAAAAAGTTCAGCATTTGCAGATAACTCAAACTTGTCTCTACGATCAGGACCAAGTGAGTCAATCATATTAATCTGAAAGATTCCATATGAGGAGTCCCCAGTGCTTTCATTTCCGTTAAAAGCCAATGGGCGACCATTAGATTCTTTCTTTGCTACAGCCCAAGCCTCAACAAGGTTTTGACCCTTGAAGCCAACAAGTGCAAGCATCTTCTTTAGTTCTAAGTCTGTAAGAGATGTCTTATTTGCAAAACTCTCCAACATTTTTTCCTTAGAAACCAAAAAAACCTCTTTCGAGGTTGTGTCCGATGTCTGAGCCTGTTCAAGGCTAAGGTTATTCTTCGTGCTTAGTTCTGGGGCAGCATTAGCAGCATTAGAAAATACACTGACAAGTGCTACGATACTGAGTGTGCTAATGATCTCTTTGTTTCTTTCGATAAATTTAATCATAGTTTCCTCCTTAGAAAACAATAACACCTTGGCAGGTGTCTAAACCAAGTATAACACAAATTTTGCCCAAAAGTCAACTTTATAGGGTGGTATAATAAAGATTATGCCACAATACGCATCTAATTATCCTACCTCACTTTCATACCCTATTGCTTCAGATCCCGTTAATGTGCACGGAGATTTTAAGGTTTTAGTAGATGCTTTGAATAATATTCTTCCTCCCCTGGGCTATGGCGCAGCATATATTGATGTTAGAAATACTACAGGCACAGTAATTTCTCAGGGTATTCCAGTATTTATTAGTGGAAGTATTTCTGGAAAATCATTAATTCAAAAATATGATCCATCAAGTGTATCTCATAATCCAGATGTTCCAATTTTGGGTTTGGTAAAAAATGATATTCCAAATAATTCTAATGGCCTTGTTATTGTTTCTGGTGTTATTCAAATGAACACAACAAGTTTAGGTCCTGCTGGAACCAAGGTATATGTAGATAATTCTGGAACTCTTGTTTCAGGTCGACCAACAACAGGTCCAGCAAGATATATAGCAGTTGTTGCAATTCAAGCAACACTTGATAATGGTGGAATGTTGATTGTTCAAACAAAGGGTAACGGCACCTGGGGAGCACTCAAAGACGGTTTGTCGTGATATAATAACATTATGGCTACCTTTAGAAATCAACCCACAGACTCCTATGCACTTGGTGCAGCCCCACCAGAAATTCGCTGGACAGTCGTTCGTGGAGATTCTGCAGCATTTCGTGTTTATGTAACTAACGATGCAAGAGAGCCACTTCTTCTTGATGACTGGGAAGTTGCTATGGATGTTTACCGTCCTTCAACTGATGAAGTTATTATTTCTTTATCCCCTGAGCCAATTGAGTTTCAAGATACAGAAGGAAGTTTTACTGTAAATCTTACATCATCTCAATCAGAACTTCTTGAGACAGGAGACATCTTCGACATCCAACTCACAGAACTTCTATCAGAAGGCAGAGTTTGGACGGTAGCCAAAGGGTCAATGGTTATTATTGAAGATGTAACACAGTAATGCCAACACATCAATTAGCACATGCACAGATTACAGATCTTGATTTAAGACAAATTCGCATAGATCACATACAACCAAAAGCAAGAGTTGAAGAGGTTTTGCCATTTAGAGTTCAGTTTATTAACGTAAGTGTGTTTGGATATTCTAAAACTAATCCCGCACCAATTCCTCTTCAAGTTATTGGATACAGCAACTATATCCTTTAATTAGATTAATTAAAAGGGTGATATAATTACCACATGGCCAAAGTATCAATCCCAGCAGTTAAGAGTCTATTCCAAACTGGAGATAGACCTACTCAAGAAAATTATGAAGATTTAATTGACACCGCATCAGCCCAAGCAACAGATTTGGGTTCAGCAGGTAACAATGAAAACACAATCACTGGTATTGAGAACGTAACTGTTGTTGATAACTTTGACGCTACAGTTTGGCGTATGGTCAAGTATATTGTTTCAATATCAAAGACCTCTGCAGGGGACAATAAGTTCTATGCAACCGAACTAACAATTCTCGTTGACGGTACAAATGTAAATGTCAGCGAATACGGAACAATCGACAATGATGGGAATATTGGCACCATTAATGTCTCTCGCACTGGAAATACCGTGGCCTTAACAGTCACTCCAGACCAAGCGATCAAGCCAGTCACAGTTCGTTTCGCACGAATTGGACTTAAGGCATAATAAAAGGAGATATAAAAAATGGCAACAGTAAATAAAGATTTTAAGATTAAGAGTGGACTCGTCGTTGAAGGCCTACAAGGTACAATCAACGGTGAGGTAATTCTTACAGAAAATGCAGGAGATCAATATATTCTTGATTTGATTGGTGGAGAAACACTAGTCAAGTCAGTATCAAACCAGTTTGATGTTTCAGCAGGTGGAGAACTTTCACTTGATCGTACAGTAGTAGATGCTTATTATGATGAAGCAGGATCTGCAGACGCAGCACAAGCAGCAGCAAACTCTTACACAGAGAGTAGAGAAGCAGCAATTACAACTGCTTACGAAGCATACGCTGATCAAGCAGAAGTAGATGCTAAAGCATATACAGATACTCGTGAGACAGCAATTACAACTGCTTACCAGTCATATGCTGACACAGCAGAGCAAGATGCTAAAGACTACGCAGATGACTTGATCAATGATGCATCAAACCTTTCAACAGAGGTTTGGTCAGCATACAAGACAGCAACAGAAATTAGCGTTGCTCAGACAGCAGCAGAGGCTTACACAGACACTCGTGAAACTGCAATCACAACTGCTTACGAGGCATACGCTGACCAAGCAGAGGCAGATGCTAAGGCTTACACAGATACTGAAATTGCAGCACTTGTAGATTCAGCACCAGAACTTCTTGATACACTCAATGAGTTGGCAGCAGCAATTGGAGATAATCCAAACTATGCAACAGACCTTGCTACATCAGTAGGAACAAAGGTTTCAAAGGCTGGCGACACAATGACAGGTGCTTTGACACTTTCAGGTGCACCAACAAGCAACCTACATGCAGCAACAAAGGCATATGTTGATTCAGCAGAATCAAATGCAATTTCAACAGCATCATCAGATGCTACCTCAAAGGCTAATGCAGCACAGGCTGCAGCAGAGGCTACAGCATCATCAGATGCTACCTCAAAGGCTAACGCTGCACAAGCAGCAGCAGAAGCAACTGCCTCAGCAGATGCAACTTCAAAGGCAAATGCAGCAGAAGCAGCAGCAATCGCACACGCAGATGCACTTACAACAGATGATGTAGCAGAAGGAACAACACAGTACTTCACAGATGCTCGTGCTAAGTCTTCAGCAGCAAGTCTTTTGACTGGTGCAAATCTTACAAACATTACAATCACAGGAACAGGTGCAGGACTTACTATTACCGCAGAAAACGGTGTAGCAGACTCTACAACATCTGATCTTGCAGAAGGTACAAACCTTTACTTCACAGATGAAAGAGCAGTAGATGCTCTTGAAGCAGTAGTTCCAAACTTCACAGCAGTTGAAGTAAACTCAGTTGCTAAGCAGGTTGCTTCAACAATGTCAGCAGCATCTGCAGGTGCTCATGTAGGACACGCATTTGCTAAGGCAGATTACCGTTCAGCAGAGTTCCTTGTAAAGGTTGCTTACGGATCACATACTGAAATCTCAAAGGTCCTTTTGACACTTGACGCTTCAGATAACATTTCAATGACCGAATACGGAATTGTTGGAACAAATGGCACAGCGATGTCAGTTTCAGCAAATGTTAACGGTGCAAATGTACAACTTCTAGTAACAACCACAAACAATAACTCAACAGTTACTGTTGTCGGAACATTGCTTAAGTAATAAAAAATAAAAATAGTTGGAAGAGGGAGTAGTAAATGGCAACAGTCGATAAAGACTTCAAGGTCAAGAATGGATTAGTCGTAGCAAACGGCGGTACATTCGGAAGTGCAGTGACAGTAGGAGCACCAACTCTTAATGCCCATGCAGCAACTAAGGAGTATGTCGATAACCGATCAATGTCTGTTGGCTCAACTGCTCCTTCTTCACCAACTAATGGAACTCAGTGGTTAGACACTGGAACAAACAGAGTTAATTTTTATTACGATGGAGTTTGGTATACCCAAGCAACTATCGATGATACAAATAACTTACCACAGCACATTCACGATACCGCAATTGATGGAACTGGTTTCATAGTATCCCAGTTCTATGAAGGTGGATCATTCAACAGCCCCTTGGGTGTAGGTTTGGATGCAGGTGGACCAGACTCGACAGTTTGGACAGTTGTATTCGATGGCGGTAGTGTAGTAGATAACTTCAACTAAAATTGATGTTATAATAAGATAAGTTAATGGGCAGCCCCCATAAGGAGAATACATAAATGGCAACAAGAATGCAACAGCGCAGAGGAACTGCAGCACAATGGACGGCTGCAAACCCAATTCTAGCAGCAGGTGAAATCGGATTTGAGACTGACACCAATAAATTTAAAATGGGTAACGGAACATCTACATGGACTGCCCTACAGTACTTTGCTAATGCAGCAGAACTCGCAGCCATCATTGACGGTGCTCCAGAACTTCTCAATACTCTAAACGAGTTAGCAGCATCAATTGGCGATGACCCTAACTTTTTAACAAATTACGCAACAATAACAGAAACTACAGCAGCGATTGCTGCTTCACGTGCTACATCAGCGATAGATGCAACAAACAAGGCTAATGCAGCACAGTCTAATGCAGTCGATACTGCAGCAGGTGCACTACAAGGACACAATGAAAATGAATTAAATGTACATGGCATTGCAGACACATCGCTTCTAGTAACTACAGCAAATCTAGAAGCACACAACACAGATCAAACAAACGTTCACGGTATTGCAGATACTGCAGATTTAGCAACAAAAAACTATGCAGATAACGCAGTTACAACACATAACACAGATGTAACAGATGTCCATGGTATTCCAGATACTTCACTTCTAGCACTTAAGTCAGAAGTTAATGCAATTACTATAGGTACTCTTGGTATTGGAAATGTAGACAACACATCAGATGCCAATAAGCCAGTTTCAACTGCACAGGCAACAGCAATTTCAGATGCAGTTTCTGATCACAATGCAGAAACAGAAAATGTTCACGGTATTGCAGACACTACAGAACTTGTAACACAGACACAACTCACAAACGCTATCTCTGGCGCAGAAGTAGATCAGTCAGCACTTGCTGGCGTAGGCCTTGAGTGGAACGCAGGAACTGATAAGTTCGATGTTGATAGCACACACATCACAACTGCTACACAAACAGCCCTAGATCTTAAGGCACCACTAGCATCACCAACATTTACAGGAACAGTAGTTCTACCAGCAGTAACTGCAGGCGGAAGCATGATTCCTACAACTGACAACACATACGATCTAGGATCTCCTACAAAGATGTGGAAAGATATCTACGTAGGTCCAGGATCACTTTATGTTAATGGCCAGAAGGTTCTTCAAGATGAATCAGGAGCAATCGTTGTTTCTGCCGATGTTGATGAAAATCTTGGACTAAGAACAAGCGGAAGCGGTAACATCGAACTAGATCCAACAGGAACTGGTTCTGTTAATATCAAGGGACCCCTAGTCGTTGAGGCAGGAGCAAACTTCTCAAGCGCAGACGGAAACGGAATTGCATTTAGCAACGGTATTAAGTCTAATAGTTTACAAAGCAATAGTCTAAATACAGACCTATCCCTATCTGGAAATGGTACAGGAAAAGTTTACCTTAATGATAACGCAGAAGTAAATGGAAACCTTGTTGTTGGTGGAAACCTAACAGTAAGCGGAACAACTACAACTGTTAACAGCGAAACAATTTCTTTGGCTGATAATATTATCGACCTAAACAGTAACTTTACTACAGGTACTCCAACAGAAAATGCTGGACTAAGAATCATGCGTGGAGACTCAAATGCAGTTCAGATTCGTTGGAACGAATCTACTGATAAGTGGGAATTTACAACTGACGGAACAAACTACTCTGTAATCGCAGGACTTGATTCACCAACATTTACAGGAACAGTTACAATCCCAGCAGGAGCAAGCATCTCAGGATATGCACCAACTGCTAATCCAACATTTACTGGTACAGTAACAGTTGCATCAAATGGTGTAGCATTTACTGACGGCACACAGACAAAGGTTGGCGTTCCTTCTGTTACTACAATTGCAACTGCTCTAGCAGCAGGAGCACGAACAATAGCAGCAGGCGAGCAAGATAAGTTTATTCCATTAGCAGGAGCAGTAGTAATTACTCTTCCAGCAACAGGATACTCAACTGGTCAGTCAATTGATTTCTACCAGGAATCAGGAACTGGAGCACGATTTGAATCAACAAACGGAGTTGTTGGAACACCAGGACGTAACTTCAGAGCAACATACTCAGTAGCAACAGCACTGAAGACTGCATCAGGATGGTTGGTCTTCGGAGATTTGTCAGCATAACAAAAATTAAAGAAACAAGGGAGATTAAATATGTCAAAGCAAGCAGGTAGAATGAGTCAGTCGGCAAACGACTTCCTAACTCCATACGCACCAACAATAGGTACAGCAACAGATGTTGGAACAAACCGTCCTTATGACAATGGCGCTGTATCAGTAACATTTACTCCTACAGGGCCTAATGCTGCGACATCTTTTACTGTAACAGCAAGCACAGGACAAACAGCAACTGGGGCATCATCTCCAATTGTTGTAACTGGAATTGCTTCAGGTGCAACAGCAACTTTTACAGTAACAGGAACTAATGCTGCAGGAACTGGAGCAGCATCTGCTGCATCTAACTCTGTAACAGTTACGACTGTTCCACAATCTCCTTCCATTTCAGCAGTAACAAACACATGTTCTGGTCGTGGCTTTGGTAACGGTCTTGTTATCGTTACAGTTGAACCACGAGCAACAGGTGGAAAAGCAATTTCATCACACTATGCAATTTCAAATGCAGCACAGTCTGCATCAAGTGCAACTTCTGCAGTAAGCGTTACTGGATTATCAGGAGGAACATCCTATACATTCCAGGGTCGTGTTACAAATGCAAATGGTGACTCTGATTTAACATCAGCATCAGGTGCGGTTACTGCAACAACAGTTCCAGCAACACCAGGTGCACCTTCTGCATCTTCTCCATCAGCAGGAACAGACTCTGTTTCATGGTCAGCCCCATCAAATGGTGGATCAGCAATTACATCTTACACTTGGGCATCATCTGATGGAAAGTCTGGAACTACTGGATCAACTTCGGTATCTGTAGGTCAAGAACAAGGAACAGCACAGTCATACACTGTTTATGCAACAAATGCTTGTGGTAATTCTGCAACATCAGGTGCATCAGGAACTGTTACAACTGCATTCGCTGCCTTCGGTGCTTTCGGTGCATTCGCTGCATTCGGTGCTTTCGGTGCTTTCGGTGCTTTCGGTGCGTTTTCTGCATTCGGAGCCTTTGGTGCTTTCGGTGCTTTCGGTGCGTTTTCTGCATTCGGAGCCTTTGGTGCTTTCGGTGCGTTTTCTGCATTCGGAGCCTTTGGTGCCTTCGGTGCCTTCGGTGCCTTTGGTGCTTACGGCGGAGGACCACGTTTTACATCTGTTGGTCCAACAACTTTGATCCTAACTACAACTGGATATGTACAAGCACAAGATCTTCAGGTAGGAGACACTCTTGTTTCAACAGACGTTCCTGGACTAGGAATGTCATTTACAAAAGAAGAAATGATTGCTTGGACTAACAATCCAGAAAATCTATCAATTGTTCCAAATAAAACAACAACAGTTAAAATGGTTGGACTATCAAATGCTCCAGTTGTTGTAATGATTAACAATGAAACATACTCAGGAACTCACCATTTACTTACAAAGAGAGACGGTGTTGCACAAATGATTTTGTCTGCAAACCTTTTGACTACAGACAAGTTGTGGTCCACACAAACAAACACTTGGGTTGATATAGTTGACTTGGTTATAACAAATGTTGAGCATCAAGTTGTTTCTATTAACTGTGAGCCACTAGATATTTTCTTCACAGAAAACTTCCTAGTCTATGACGGTTATCAGATAGATTACCCATTGCCTGAACCAACTCCTGAAGCATAATAATATTTTAACATAATGCTAAGTCATTTGTTATGATATAATTATAGGTAATAGAATGGGAATTATGAATACTATTAAATTTCTTCAGATGTATCCTCAGTTGCTAAGTATTGTTCCAGAGCCAGAGCAGGGAACAAGGAATATTCCTAACTGGTATAAAGAGCAACCAGCAATTTCAGGAAGCGACATTCCTGATAGAGGTATCATGAGGCTTACTGTAAAGAAATGTCAAGCATTTTTTGACGCTATGGCAATGGGATATATTTTAAAAGTTCCATGTGATATATATATAGATACAACTGACGGCAATTTAAATATTCAACTTCCTGCGGGGATGAACAAGTATCATTCACTACTTATAAGTGAGCATTCAGCAGAACAAATTTCTCATTTACCTATAGATAAAGATATTTATTGTAATAAAGTTTTAAGAATTCATCCCACATGGATGGTTCAAACTAATCCTGGGTATAGTACATTTTTTACAACTCCAATGCACCAAAGCCCATCACCACTAAAGGCAATCGATGCTGTTGTTGACACTGACAACTATTTTACTGATGGGCATCTGTCATTCTTGGTAAAAAAGAATTTTAAGGGAACACTAAAACAGGGAACTCCAATGTCTCAAGTATTTCCATTTAAAAGAGAAGAATGGACAATGGAACTAGATAAAGACTTTCCAGCAAAGAAAATAGAAGAACAAAGAAGTAAAGTAAGGTCTACTTTTCAAAATGGCTATAGGCTAAAGTTTTGGCAAAAGAAAACCTTTAAGTAAAACTCTCAAGAATAGATTTAGGTAGAGTTTTGCTTTTCATAAAACTCTGATATACTTAGGTCTTAATCCGTTTTTGAAAGGACGATACACATTATGTCAGATTTTTTTAGTTTTAAACTTCCAGAGGAATTCGTAGAAAAATACAAGAACCAAGAAAGCCCATTTGGGTTTAAAGATGCAGCAGAGAACTCACTTGGAGAAATTACTTTTATTCGTACATATTCTCGCATGAAGGAAGATGGAACTAAGGAAAGATGGCATGAAGTTTGTCGTCGTGTAATCGAGGGAATGTATTCAGTACAAAAGAATCATGCTAAAGAAAACCGTTTGCCATGGAATGACTACAAGGCACAGAAGTCAGCACAAGAAGCATTCCAAAGAATGTTTGAATTAAAGTGGACTCCACCAGGACGAGGTATGTGGGCATTTGGAACTCCTATGACTATGGAGAAGAAGAACTCAGCAGCACTACAAAACTGTGCAATGGTTTCAACAAAGGATCTTGACAAGAATGATCCAGGAGCATTATTTGCTTGGGTTATGGATGCCCTTATGCTTGGCATTGGTGTAGGGTTTGATACAGTGGGACAGGATAAGAATTTCTCAATCTATACCCCAACAGAACCAGAACAGGTGTTCGAAATTCCAGACACTCGTGAAGGATGGGTAGAGTCAGTCAGACTTCTAATCAACTCATACCTAAGAGCAAACCAGAGCATTCAGAAGTTTAACTATGATTTGATCAGACCTCTTGGAGCACCGATTAAGGGCTTTGGAGGCGTTGCATCAGGGCCTGCACCTCTTATCAAGTTGCACGACCAGATAGACCGTGTAATCGGCTCCAGAGGCGGAGAAACACTAGATTCTCGTGCCATCGTAGACCTTGTAAACCTAATTGGTACATGTGTAGTATCAGGGAACGTAAGGCGATCAGCAACTCTTGCTTTGGGTAATGCTGGAGATGAAACATTTATGAATCTAAAGAACTCAGAGATGTTTCCAGAGCGTAACTCGTTTGATCCAGACAATCCAGGCTGGGCTTGGATGTCTAATAATTCTATTTCAGCAGAAGTAGGAACAAAGTATGAAGACTATGTAGATTTAATTACAGAAAACGGAGAACCAGGTTTTATCTGGCTTGATGTTGCTCGTAATTATGGACGACTAAAGGATGCGCCAGACGGTAAGGATTATCGTGTGATGGGATTTAACCCATGTGCGGAGCAGCCATTGGAATCATACGAACTATGTACACTTGTAGAAGTGCACTTAAATCGTCATGAATCTAAGGAGGACTTCCTGCGTACCCTGAAGTTTGCATACCTTTATGGAAAGACTGTAACACTTGTTCCAACACACTGGCCACAAACAAACGGTATCATGCAACGCAACCGTCGTATTGGTACATCACTTACTGGTATTGCATCATTTGCAGATCAAAGGGGTTTGCCAATTGTTCGTGAGTGGATGGATGAAGGATACAACAAGATTCGTCATTACGATCATCAGTATTCAGAATGGCTTTGTGTTCGTGAATCAATTCGTGTAACAACAGTTAAGCCATCAGGATCAGTTTCAATTCTTTCTGGTGCAACTCCTGGGGTTCACTGGGGACCTGGAGGAAACTTCTTCCTTCGTGCAGTTCGATTTGGTAACACAGATCCAATGATGCATTTGTTCAAAGCAGCAGGGTACACAATTGAAGACGACGTAGTGTCAGCAAATACATCAGTAGTATACTTCCCAATCAAGTCAGGTCATCCACGATCTGAAAAGGATGTTACGTTGTTTGAAAAAATTGCTCTTGCTGCAACTGCTCAGAAGTACTGGTCTGATAATGGTGTTTCTGTAACACTTTCATTTGACAAGGAAACAGAGTCAAAGCATGTTGTTCCAGCACTGCATATGTACGAGGGACAACTAAAGGCAGTCTCATTCCTACCAATGGGAAATACTGTTTATCCTCAGCAGCCATATACTCAGATTACTGAAGAGCAGTATGAGTCGTATATTGGAAAGTTGAAGCACATTGACTTTAGTGCAATTTACGACGGTGTAGATAATCTTGAGGCTCAAGGTGAATCATATTGCACCACAGACTACTGTGAAATTAAAATAAACAAGTAGTCTTCTGTGGTAAAATAGACTCATAATGTCTACTCCATCAAACCTATACGCAGAAAAGGTGTTCGCAGAACATCCGACTGGTCTTTGGGCCCTTGATGATAATGTAGACTATATTTCTTTAATTTCTGAGCAACAGAGAAACTTGTCTAATTGGACTATTTCTGGCGGTACTTATCAAGAGTATTCAGAGTCAATAGGCGAACCATTTATTAATAGTTATGTAGGTAAAATAACAGCAGACACAACTAGCAATGAGTCTGCATCTATTGTTGCAATAAGCAATGAGATTATGGACTTAAGAGATCTAAACACATACTTAAAAACATTTTCTGTTGGAGGGTATTTTTATTCTGAAAGTGCCTACATTGTAGGATTTGAAATTGGCTACCAGTATGAAGATACAACTAGTGGGCAGATTATTACACATTTAAAAAACTACGACACTATCATAAATAGTAGTTGGGTTTTTATATCAGAAACATTTGATACACCTCCAGACGACTCAAAAATACAATTAGTATTTAAAATTAACTTTATAGGAGGATCAGAAACAGAAGATGTGTTTTTAGTAAACGGAATAACTTTTGGACAATGGTCAGAAGAATTTTCTTCAACATCTCTTGGAGTTGTTCCTATAGATCTTCCATCAGATATATCTATTTCTCCACAAAAGGCCGTTATTGCAAAATGTTATGGCCTACAAGAACTTGACGCATATTACTTAGTTTCTGACAACATGCTTAAAGCAAAAAATTTAGGAATTCCAATTGTTTATGGGACGTCTAGTTTAACTGCCCTATACCCTAATGGATCAAACCCATCCCTAATAGTTCCTGGCTTAGGATTTTTAAATGAATCTGGAAAATTTAAGCAATATACGTTAGAAACTTGGATTAGAGTAAATTCATATTCAAATGATAGAAAAAGAATTATTGGCCCTGTAGCATCTAACGATGGTATTTATGTTGACGGACCGTCTATAGGATTAAAAATAGGAAATGATTACAGTACGTACTATGTTGGTGAATGGACAAGACCAATGCTTGTACATTTAAGACTTGGCAAAGATACTGCCTCTCTTGTAATTAATGGACAAGAAGTTATATCTTTTAGTTATAATCCTGCCGTATTAGAGTTTCCAGAAATGACTGTAAATGAAAAAGATCAAGACTGGATAGGATTTTATACACATGAAGATGTGTTCCCAATCGATATAGATTGTGTTGCAATTTATCCATATGTTGTGCCTACAGCAGTAACAAAGCGAAAGTTTGTTTTCGGTCAAGGAGTTGAAATACCAGAAAACATTAATACATCTTATAGCGGAACCTCAGTTTTTATAGATTATGCTTTTGCAAATTATTCTGCTAATTATCAGTATCCAAAAATAGGATCTTGGAAGCAGGCATTTAACGACAACACCTTGATACAGAATAGGGGTTTGTCTGTTTCAAAAAACCCACTACCACAAATTCTGCTTTCTGCAAAAACACAAGAAGAGTTGTTCTCAGACTGTAACTTGGTGCAGTCTTCAGACACAGTAAACTTTTTTTCATTTAGACCTAACTCTTCGTGGGACAATGTTTCTGGACACATATTGTTTGAAAACTTTGACTTTTTAAAAAGTTCAACATCTGCATTTTATGGTTGTTTTAGATTGCCTCAGTCATCACCTGAAACACAAACTTTATTTAGAATTGAAAAAGAAAACAGTAGCAGTTATTTTGCAATAGAATTAATTAATAATCAGATATCATACTCGATTAATTATCAGGGAACTCCACAAACCTTGTACTCACCACTAGTTGCCGAGCCAGGAGAACTAGTTGACATAGGAGTAAACATCCCAGCATTTGTTTCAAGATTTGGAGAGCGAGCATCAGAATTCTTTGGTTCGTTATCTGATTTAAGATTGTATGTGGGTGGAGACAAACTTGGAAATTCTACCTTCACTGGGAAAATTTATAAGGTCGGGGTTTGTACAAAATATAATTTCCAAAAAATTAGGGGACTATTTAATGAACTTGGATTCCCAGTATGGAACGAAGACTTATTTGCTGTATATCAAAATAATCAATTAATTAATATAGATGGTGGGATAGACACTACCTCTATGCCACCTTCTGGAGGAGTAACAAGCACTGTCAATGGAGGTATTTCTGGAGGAGGAGTTTTTGTTAATGAGGAAGATGCGCTAATTGATCATGTTGCTAGTTATACACTTATTGCAAACAAAGTTTTTGATACCTATAAATTGTCTGTATCTGCAAACGCATATTGGGAAGATCAAATTCCTCTAACATATTTTGCTGAATCAGTTTTAGATAAAAGGGGGGATCAGTATTTTGATCTTGACTTTGTTCAGTTTAATATTGACTATCCGATACCATCAAAAACCATTGCAATAGAAACTGATCCAGTCGAATGGACATATGCAGAACTTGCAAATGAATACGGACTTCCAGTTCAAAGAACTTATGAGTCACTTGATAACTATTTATTTACTGGATATAACGACTATGAAGATCTTAAAAATAAAATATCAAAAGATTATAGATATGATACAGATGGATCAGTTGTTAAAAGTTATGTGACTTTTCAATATACAGAATTAGGGGCAAACCAAACTTCTTTTTATTTCACAAAAACAGAACGCCCTTCTAGAAATGGAATTTTAGTTCCAGGCTCGGACTGGATGACAACAAAATATGAAGTTGTAGATAACATGATAATCTACCCACCTTCTGGCGTAGACTTTAATGACCTTTCGATTGTTACTCATATTGACATAAACGTAAAAGACTCAGATACAAATAATGTGAATATTAAAAAACTTGCTTATGCTTCGCAAGCACTCAATGAGTCTGATGCAAGCCCAATTGGAACAAGATTTGGAACTCCAATTTATCCTTATACAAAAACAGGAATATATTATGATTTTAAAAAACAAAATCCATTTTCAATTTATAGTGGATCGTCTTCATATCTGTATCTTACCAAAACAAGCGGGGTACAGGTTAGAGGAAAATATGATCCACTCGTAAATAGGGGATTGTTAATTCCAATTAATACTAGCAGGGCAAACGATTTTAAAGCAATTGCAATGCAGATGGCAGTCAGGTTTGATGGAGACTATTTCCCATATGCCCCTACACAAATATTTGAAATAGAAAGTAAAACTGCATACCTAAAGTTCTACATGGTTGCAAGCGACCCTAGTGGACGAAGAGCAAAAATATATGCAATAGATGCAAAGACTGGTTTGGTTCAAGACGGAATTGGGTTTTATTGGAACGGAAAGATTGTAAAAGAGCCAGTCTTAACTCTTCAAGAGTGGGGCTTTATGGGAATAAGTTTTTCTGACAGTCTAGTCTTTTCGTCTTTTGAGGGTGCCATAAGGCTAACTGGCCCACTACTATTTAATAGCATTTCCTACTATCAGTCAACTAACTTGCAGGAAGTTCAAAACGTATCAGAAAGGCCATGGTTTAGGGTTAAGGTTTTGTCTAGTTCTGGGTTAGACTGGGAGTTCTGGAATGCTCCTTCCTTTAACTGGAACAAAGTCCTTGTCCTTTCTGAAACCAGTTATTATGGAGTAAACCCATCAGAAGTTTATAAAAGTTATACAGGAACAAACAAAATAATAGTCAACGACGATTATCCAGTAACCCTAAAAGATTATGGGTACTCTCTGTATACGGACGTCAACTGGTCCAAATTTATAGTTGATCCAGTTTAATATGGTATACTTGTGGATATGGATTCCTTAATAAACCCAAAAACTGGTGAGCCAATTGTAAAAAATGTAAGACGACAAGTCATTGAGAAAAACTATGACTGGGGCCTTTATGTCTATAAGAAGGCAAATGGCAAGTGGTTTACAGACGGAAATGGTTCCGTACTTAACATTCCTTCAGATAAAAACGATATCTCTAGAATGGCAGAACTAAAAAAGACTGCAATGCACTACGGCGATCCAGGAGACGGTACATGCGTATTTATTCCAGGATTAACCAGAGTGTCAGAAGAAGAGTACTCAGAACAAGTTGACAGACTAAAGGCTGGACTTATTCCATCTCTAAATGACTTAGGTGCTGTTCAGGCAGCAAAGGACACAATCGCTAAGTACGGGGACGAGGAGTAATCATGGAAGATCAAGAACTAATTATTGGTGCAAGCATTGACCACGCAGTTAGCAAGGATGATCCATTCTCCAAGTCAGATCCATTTAGTGGTAACTGGGAAACATTAAAGTCTCTTGACGGACTAGAAGCAAACTTTAAAAGACGCATTAGTAGGTCTGCAACAAAGATGATTGAACCAACAACACAATATACAACTGCAGCACTTGCTGGAAAAAGCGGTATTGACGGAGCACAATCAAAAGAGATAAACCCAGGACTAGTATATGTAAATGGCTATGGAATGTTTGATGTAATTACACCACCTTGGAACCTTTATGAATTAGCAAACTACTACGACACATCTTTTGCAAACCACGCAGCAATCGATGCCAAAGTAGAAAACATTGTAGGACTTGGATATGAGTTTAAGGTTTCTCAACGAACAATGATGAGACTTGAGTCATCAGAAGACAACAGTGCAACACAGAAGGCACGAAAGAGAATTGAAAGAACAAAGATTGAAGCAAGAGACTGGCTAGAGTCACTTAATGACGATGACTCATTTACAGCCACAATGGAAAAGGTTTACACAGACCTACAGTCAACTGGAAATGGTTATCTTGAAATTGGTAGAACAACTCGTGGAGATATTGGTTATGTTGGGCATATCCCAGCGACAACAATGCGAGTTAGAAGACTAAAGGATGGATATGTCCAGATCATTGGAAATAAGATTGTCTACTTCCGCAACTTTGGTGCAAAGAATCAAAACCCACTAACAACAGATGCTAGACCAAACGAGATTATTCACTTTAAGCAATATTCACCTCTCAACACATTCTACGGAGTGCCAGACATTATGTCGGCTATCAACTCACTACATGGAGACTCACTTGCCTCACAATACAATATCGACTACTTTGCAAACAAGGCAGTGCCACGTTATGTTGTAACGTTAAAGGGTGCAAAACTTTCTGGAGATGCAGAAGATAAGATGTTCCGATTCTTGCAGACAAATCTCAGAGGACAGTCACACAGAACGCTATATATTCCACTTCCAGGTGATAGCGAAAACAACAAAGTAGAATTCAAGATGGAGCCCATCGAAGACGGTATACAGGACGGCTCATTTAAAGAGTATCGTAAGCAAAACCGTGATGACATCCTAGTAGCACATCAAGTGCCATTGTCTAAACTTGGGGGTGGCGATTCTGGATCTATTGCAGCAGCACTTGCACAGGATCGTACCTTTAAGGAGCAGGTTGCAAGACCAGCACAAAGACAACTTGAAAAAATGATCAACAAGATTATTCGTGAAAAGACAGACATCATTGAGTTTGTATTTAACGAGTTAACACTCACTGATGAAATTGCTCAGTCTCAAATCCTTGAGCGTTATGTTAAGAATCAGATCATGACTCCTAACGAGGCAAGAGTTGTTTTGGATATGCCACAAAGAGATGGTGGGGACGATGTCCTAGATCTTAAACCAGAGGCAGCAGCAGAGGCAAACACAACAAGAGCAAGAGATGCTGAAAGAACAAATAACAATTCTGACAGTTCGTCAACTGTCGCTGGACGAAATCCAAAGGGCGAAGGAAGAAAAACTCCTTAATGTCCAATTTGTCCAAAATGTGAGACTTATATAAAAAGGAGGGTATAATATAATGGTGAGCAATATATCCAAGGCCCATTGGAACTCAGATGGGGAAAATCTACGTCTTTCCATGCCACTTACTAAGGTGGATAAGGAGCGTAGAATTGTTTCTGGTTTTGCATCTTTAGACAATGTTGATAAGCAAGATGACATTGTAACAGCAGAAGCGTCAATGGATGCATTTGCAAAATTTCGAGGGAACATCAGAGAAATGCATCAACCACTAGCAGTAGGAAAGATGGTTTCATTTAAAGCAGATAAGTATTTTGATCCAGATTCAAAGAAGTTTTATAATGGCGTATTTGTATCAGCATATGTTTCAAAGGGTGCACAAGATACTTGGGAGAAAGTTCTAGATGGAACTTTGACTGGTTTTTCTATTGGTGGCCGAATGAACAAATGGGATGAAGGGTTTGACGAAAAGTCAGACAAAGCAATTAGAATTATTAAGCAATATGATTTGATTGAGTTGAGTCTTGTAGATTCCCCAGCAAATCAATTTGCAAACATTGTATCTGTTGAGAAGGTTGATGGCGTAGATGTTATCAAAGGCGATGAAACAGTTTTAGAGAATGTTTTTTATGATAAGGAATCAGGTCTCGTAATGGTTTCAGAAAATGAGTCAGAGGTAAGCCCAACTACTGGTGAGCAAATGGAAAATATAGGTTTCGTTGAAAAAACGGATAATGAAAAGACAGACATGATAAAATTCTTAGTTGATAGTGCTAAAGGCATTAATACTTCTAAGATTAACAAGGAGGTACAACCTATGACAAAATCAAAAACACAAGTTGAAAAGACAGACGTAATTGAAGATGTTGTGGTCGCTCCAGAGGCAGATGCATCAGTTGCAGAGGTTACTGAGGAAGTTGCTAAGGCAGAAGAGGTTGAGACAGCAGATGTTGTCAAGACTGATGAAGTTGTAGCAGAAGAGATTGTAAAAGCAGAAGATGCTGAAGCAGTCGAGGCAGTAACAGAAGCAGTTGTAGAAGTATCTAAGTCAGAAGAGGTAATTGCAGAAGCAGTTACTGAAATGAAAAATACTCTAGAATCAGCCTTTAGCGATCTAGTGTCAACAGTAAAGTCTTTGCAAGCAGAAGTAGAACTTCTTAAGTCTTCAAAGGTCGATGTTGATACAGTAAAGGATTCATTTGCAGCAGTTGCAAAAGATATTGCAGCAGTATCAAATGAGTTTAATGAATTTGGAAAACGAGTAGACGCTGTGGAAGCAGACACCGCATTCCGAAAGTCTGGAGATATCGGCGATATCTTCCAGTCTCAGCCTGAAATGGTTGAAAAATCCCTATGGGGCGGTAGTTTCCTCAAAACAGCCGATCTATTCAAATGAACAAATCACTAGGAGGTGACAATATGTCAGAAGAAATAATCAAAAACCAGCCAGGCGCTGAAGCAAATCTAGGAGGAGAAACTCCAGGTCTGTATCAGGGTCAAGGTGCTTTCGCATCAGGTGGAATTGGTGGAGTAGCAAACCCAGGTGCAAATACACTTGGAAACATTCCAACAGCAACTCTTGGATCTACAAGCGGAGCAAACGCTGTTAACCCTAGTGGTTCAGCGGCTTCTGGAATTTTGCGCCCTGAGCAAGCACGTCGTTTTATCGACTATGTTTGGGACGCTACAGTATTAGCAAAGGATGGCCGTCGTGTAACAATGAAGGCTAATTCAATGGAACTTGAGAAGGTAAACGTCGGTGAGCGTGTAATCCGTGCAGCAGCACAAGCAATTGGTAACTACACAAACACAGGTGCAACATTCTCTAAGGTCGAACTTACTACCAAGAAGATTCGTCTTGATTGGGAAGTAACAGCAGAATCATTGGAAGATGGTGTAGAAGGTGACGCTCTAGAAGATCACTTAGTACGCTTGATGACAAATGCATTCGCAAACGATATCGAAGATCTCGCTATCAATGGTGATGGTTCAACAGGAGCATTCTTGTCAATCATGCCAGGCTTTATCAACAAGGTAAAGACAAACGGAGATGCACATGAGTCAGTAGTGACCGTAGCAGATAATGCTTGGACACCTGATGTAATGCAGGGCATCATCAATGCAATGCCACGTAAGTACCGTGCACTTAAGAACAATCTTAAGTTCTACGCAGGTACAGACGCATTCGGTGGAATCGTTAAGAACAACGGTACACTTGCTGATGCAGTAGCAGAAGCATTTGCAGGCCAGATGCCAGGATCAACCCAGGCAAACCGCCAATCATACCTTGATGGTATCGGACAGACATTCGGTGGAGCACGTACAACTCGTGTTCTCGGAATTGAAGTTCAGGAAGTTCCTTACTACCCAGCAGGCTATATCGACTTGACATTCCCTGCAAACCGTGTATGGGGATTCCAGCGTGACATCACTGTAAACCGTGAATACGTAGCAAAGAAGGACACAATTGAGTACACAGTATTCGTCCGCTTTGGTATTCAGTGGGAAGAAGAGGATGCAATTGCATTCGCTGACGCTGCTTCAGATTCATAATCTGTAATCAGTACCTTTAATGGGGGGCGGGAGTTCACTCTCCTGTCCCCCTTAATACTTTAATGATATAATACAAACAAGGAGGATACAATGGAAAATAATGATTACAACAAGCCATTTTCAGTAGAAAATGTAGAAGAGCCAGCACACGTTGAAGCCCCAGTGGTCGAGACACCAGCAGAGCCAGTAGTTGAGCCAGTAGTTGAGGTAGCAGTCGAGTCACCAGTTGTCGAAGCATCACCAGCAGAAGAGCCAGTTCAATCACTAGGATTTACAGAAACAGGTGCTATTGGATCAATGGCAGCAGATGGTCCAAAGAAAAATATTAAGCCAGCAAAAGACCTAGGAGACAAGGTCGCCATTTACTCAACAAGCAATGTTCGTTGGGAAGAGGCAAATGGAGCCGTTTATAAGGGTGTTAATATTGTAACAAAGGATCAAGCAGACAAGTGGCTAACCCGTGCACATGTTCGCTTAGCAACAACCGAAGAAGTACAAAAGGTTGTAAGGTAATTCAGCATGGAGATATTGAGAGTTTCGCCATATGCAGAAGTGCCTGTTAATTTTGTAATTCCAGCGGGAGTTACAGATGCAGATATAACTGTTACCATAACGGATATGGCGGACCTTTCAATTTCAACATCAACTTTTACAGAGTCTTCTTCTGGAGAAACATTAGAGATTTCTTTGCCAGGAAAGTACGACTCTTCATACAGAGTTGAGATTGTTAAAGATCTTGGTGCATCAGATGAAGAAATTTTGCAGGATGAAACCTATGAGATAGTTAGACCGTATATTGATCCATCAACAAAAGCAACAACAGCATCAGACATCGCAGCCTATGCATTAAATGAGGAAATTGCTAGAGCAATTATTGACTCAATAATCCCAGAAGGATTTTATTATAAGAAAAAGGTTTTACATTTTACAGGAACAGGTGCCGACTATCTTCCAATCTGGGACGATGTTAAAAAAGTTTTAGCGGTATATGAAAACAATAAGTTAGTAGAAGATAGACAATACGAAGTATCATCAGACAAGACGGCGATTATCGAAAAGTCTTCTGATAACATCAATCGTGCAGAGTCTTCTCCACTAGTTTTACCAGCAGCAGCATCGGATTCTTTGGACCCACAGTTTGTATATAGAGGGTTTGGCAAAACATGGGACTACCTAATAACTGTTGAGTATGGATATACAACAGTTCCATCAGACATTATCAGAGCAACAGAGATGCTAGTCCACGATTTAGAGTGTGGAAAGTTAGATTATTACAAGAGATTTATTTCTTCTTACAACACAGATCAATACAGAATTCAGTTTGATAAGGGTCTTTTCGAAGGAACAGGAAATATAATTGTAGACAAGATACTTTCTAAGTATGCTAAGTCTATTACAAAACTTGGGGTGTTGTAATGACAGTTTGCGAAACTCCAGACTTCATGTTTCCAATGCAGGCCTCTCTTTATCACCCAATCATTGAGCAGGGCGACTTTGGAGCAATTAAAAAGCAATGGGTTTTAGATAGAACCTTTGCCTGTAGTTTTTCATCAGGTGGATCAGCATTCAAAGAGGATGTAAAGCCAAATGTTAACATTACTCAGAACTCACTACTGGTCGGAAGAACAAAATCAGACATAAGAATATCTTCAAGAGACAATAAAAATGCACTAACAAACATATTAATAACGGATATCAAAGACCAAGAAGGAAATCTAATATACATGGAAACCTCTGGCGTTAGATCTGGAAAGCCAACTCTTTTTGAAATAGCAACATGCGAACCATTCGTAGGCCCTTTCGGAGTTGTAGAGTCATTTAAGTTAGTTATTAGAAGATCAGAGAATCAGTCAGGTGACCTATGAAACCAGTCTACAATTCTAAGAAGTTTAAGAAGGAAATGAACAACATCGTAAACTATTCTTTTGGTTTCTTAGACGGTGTTCAAAAGGGAAAGACCCCATTCTTAAGATCACTAGGAGTCAACACAGTTGAAATAATGAAGCAGTTCGTAGACTCAAATGCAAGGGTAAATCCAGAGATGCTTCACCACATATATGAGTGGAACAGAACAGGAAGCCCAGGAGCAAGACTATACGACATATCCTTTACAACCAGCAATATCGGACTATCATTTAAGTCATCTTTTCGTCAATCAGAATCAATTCAAGATGGATCAAAAACACCATTTTATGATAAAGCAAGAATTATTGAGAATGGTATTGCAGTAACGATTAGACCAAAAAGTTCAGAGGTTTTGTCTTTTGAAGAAGATGGAGAAATGGTGTTTACAAAGAAACCAATTAGAGTTAATAACCCTGGAGGTGCAGCAGCACAGGGAGGATTTGAAAGAACTTTAGACCTGTTCTTTGATAAATATTTTTCACAATCATTCTTAAGGACTAGCGGAGTTGCACGATATCTTGAGAATCCAGAAGTATATAAGAAAAACTTAAGAGCAGGAAAAGCAAGAGGAAGAAGCAAGGGCATTTCAGTTGGATACACTTGGGTTGCTAATGCAGGGGTGGGTGCATAATGGTAGCAGCAATTCATCATCCACCAACAATTATTAATGCTTATTTGGCAGCCAAGATTGGTCCAAGTTTTGGTTCCTCTGGAACTACATACTTTTTCCCTACACTTCCTACCCAGATAGACGATCTCATAAACACGTTTCCTCAGAGTAACGGTGTCTTTGGAGTATACGACAGAATGTTCAAGATGAGAAGAGAGGCTTTCCCATATATTAAGTGTGAGCAACTCTTGTATTATTTTTATTCTGTGGGTGACGATGCACAAAAGAATATGATCATTACTCAGCAACAGATAAGCAACCTGCTTGATAATGGGGATGACTCAGCAAAAGACCTAAACGAATGGGCAGCAGAAAATGAGGGTGAATGGGACGCAAACTCTCTACCACTGTTCTTTCACAACTTCAAAATCTACCAACTAGAAGAGACCAGAGATATAGTTGACTTTGCCACAGCCCGTACTTATGCGGGTAACAAGATAATTATCGACTACGACTGGCACCCAGTAAACGTATATCAAGGTGCCACATGCTACAAGCAGGGTGACACTGAGGGCAATTTTGTTTGTACAGAGGTAGATAACAAGTTAATCTGGAACAAAAACATCTAATAAAAAGCCTGTATAATTAAGGTGAGGAAACAACCCCCTTTTAATAAAATGAAAGAGGTGAGATATATGGCATACAGCCGTGGTTCAAGTAGTAACATTATCGTGGGTGCAGCAGCACTTTTTACACATAATGCAGGTCCACTAGGATTGGTATCATCTGGCGCAAATGCAGGAAAGATTACTGATGCTCAAGCAGCAACAGACCTTCCAGCACTAACAGCATCAGAGACATCCTACAAGGAAACATTGTCTAACGACAATGCATTCACAAATATCGGATACACATCAAATGGTTTGGAACTAGCGTTCGAACCAGATTTTGGTGAAGTAGCGGTAGATCAACTTCTCGACGTTGCTCGTTTATTCAAGCAAGGTATGACAGTTAACCTAAATACATCTTTCGCAGAGGCAACACTAGAAAACCTTCTAGTAGCAATTGCAGGAGATGACGCAGATCTAGATGATTCAACAGCAGGTCTTGTAGACATGAGAATGTCTGCAGGAGATATTGGTGACGTTCCACTAGAGCGTGGAATCGTAGCAGTAGGACCAGGTTCTGGTTCTGCACTAGATCCAAAGGAAAGAATCTATGTTGCATACCGTGCACTTTCAATCGAGAGCGTAACAGTATCAGCAAAGCGTGATGAGGCTTCAATGTTTGAAGTATCATTCCGTCTTCTTCCAAACGATGACGCATCATACGGTAAGATCGTAGACCGTTCACTCGTATAATACAACTTAATAGGATTAGCCCAGACCCTTGAAAGTCTGGGCTTTTCTATTTCTATTTGGTATACTTATATAATGGCAACAAGCATATATCCAAAAAGAAAATTTTACTTTGTAGACAGGACAGAGATATCCGCTGGCCCTCTTAAGATAAAGTATCTTAGAGATTTTTTAGAACAGTTTGAACTAATCAAAGAAGCAAAAACAGACAGTGAATCAATAACTATTTTAGTTGACTGTGCACTAATTGCAATGAAACAGTATGCTCCACACATAAAAACAGTTGATGATCTTGAAGATAACCTAGACCTTCCTACAATATATGAAGTACTAGATATTGCAGCAGGTATTAAAATTAATTCAAAGTCAGAAGAGCCTGTAAAGTCTCAGGCAGTAGAGAGTGGCTCTACATGGGAGACTTTAGACTTAGCAAAATTAGAGTCTGAGGTGTTTGTTCTTGGAATATGGAAAGATTATGAAGAACTAGAGGAGTCTTTATGTATGCCAGAACTAACTGCAACTCTTGAAATAAAAAGAGAACTAGAATACAATGATAAAAAATTTTTTGCTGCAATGAAGGGTATCGATTTAGATAAAAAATCAGGGAAAAGTAATGAATGGGAAGATATGAAAGCCAGGGTATTTAGTAAAGGCAAGGCAACAGATGGAAGCGATATCATGGCTTTGCAAGGTAAGAATGCAGAAAGGGCTGGTTTCGGAATCGGTTTGGGCCTATCTTATGAGGTTTACGAATAGCCAAAAAATAAGCCTGCCTTATGGTATAATTAACTAAACCTTATAAGGAGGATAAATGTCTACAAAAGTTGAAGACAAAGAAGAACTACATCTTATTGATGGAACAAAGTTTGAAGTACGACCACTAAAAATCTCACTACTAAAGCCATTTATGCAAAAGTTTAATGAGTTGCAAGAAGTGGCAGAAGATAACGAAAAATCAATGAACGTTCTGCTAGATTGCGTACAGATTGCATTCAAGCAGTATTTGCCTGCAGTAGCAGACAACAGAGAGGCGATTGAGGAAAATCTAGATCTTCCTACAGTCTATAAGATTATTGATGCAGCGTCAGGTATGAAACTGGCAGATGCAACTGGTCTTCTAAACTCAATCAAATAAAGAAGAAGGTGTTAATGAGTGGCTGATGTAAACTCTAATATTGGTATTAATTTTGATACCAGAGCAGCCCTCGCATCTCTTCGTAAATTACAGGCTGGATTAAGCACATTTAACCAATCCCTAACTCAGGGTAACGTTGCAGCAATGAATGCCCAGAAGGGCCTTAATTCTCAACTAATCCAAGCAATAAATGCGACTGGAAAGTTTGTTGCAAGTCAAAAAGAAATAGCAACAAGCACAGGGTCTTTTACTCAGGCTCTTGAAAAAAATCAACTCTCCATGCGAGAGTACTTTAGATATACAGCAGCAGCAGCAACGGCAAATACAAAAACCTTTAAGGGAATGTTTGCAAAAGAGCGTGAGATTATTAACCGTGCTCGTAAAGATAGAGTAAAACTTCTTCAGTCTCAGTACATTCAGTTGGGCAATGCCAATGGTGACCTTGTAAAGGTTTTGCAGGTAGTTCCAAAGCATCTACAAATGGCCAATGGTAAGTATGCTGACTATGCAACAAGAGTTCAGATGGCTGCACAACGCCAACAGTTCTTGAATCAGTTATTAAAGCAAGGATCAACAAATCTCCTAAACTTTGGTAAGAACACTCAGTGGGCAGGCCGTCAGTTGATGGTTGGTTTGACAATTCCTCTTTCCATCCTTGGCTCTGCAGCAGCAAAAACATTCATGGAAATGGAAGAGGCAGTCCTTAAGTTTACAAGAGTTTATGGAGACATAACAACCTCTGGAGATGCAACAAATAAAGCAGTTGCCAATATCCAAAGACTAGGTAAAGAGTTTACGAAATACGGTATTGCCGTAAAGGACACAATGGAAATGGCAGCAACTGCTGCAGCGATGGGTATGCAAGGTGATGCTTTAGAAGCGCAAGTAGTTCAAGCAACACGACTTTCCGTACTTGGCCAAGTAGAACAGCAGCAAGCACTTGAGACCACCATTTCTTTACAAAATGCTTTTGGTATTTCTTCAGAACAACTTGCATCAAAAATTAACTTTCTTAACGCCGTAGAAAACCAAACTGTTCTTTCTATTGAAGATTTAACAATTGCAATTCCAAAGGCTGGACCAGTTGTAAAGCAACTTGGTGGAGATGTTGAAGATTTAGCATTCTTTATGACTGCAATGAAGGAAGGTGGAATCAACGCATCAGAAGGTGCTAACGCACTCAAGTCTGGTCTTGCTTCTATGATTAACCCAGCAAAGAAGACTAGCGAATTCCTTGCAGATCTTGGAATTAACATTAAGGGAATTGTTGACAACAACGCTGGAAATTTAAAGGGTACAGTAGTAGGAGTTGCTAGAGCATTAGACACACTAGATCCATTAAACCGTGCAAGAGCAATTGAACAACTATTTGGTAAGTTCCAGTTTGCTAGAATCTCGACATTATTTAGTAACATCGTAAAGGATGGATCACAGGCATCTAGAGCACTAGATCTTGCTGGAGCATCAATTGAAGAATTAGCAATTTTGTCTGAGCGAGAATTAAAGAGAGTTGAAGATTCAACAGGGGCTAAATTCAAAAAAGCCATGGAAAATTTAAAGAATGAATTAGTTCCAGTAGGTAAAGCATTCTTACAAGCAGTAACTCCAATAGTTGAATTTGTTGGAAAGATCTTAGCAAAGTTTAATGGTCTTAGTGATGGAACTAAGAAAGTAATAACAATTATGATCGGAGTGCTTGGAGCAATTGCCCCAGTTGCACTTATGACATTTGGTGTTCTTGTTAACGGTATTGCAAACGTAATTAAGTTCTTTGCAATGCTTCGTGGTGGAATTGCTAAACTTAATGGACAAAATAATGTCTTGGGTGGAGGGTTTGACTACTTAACTAATCAGCAAACAGAATTGCTTGCAGAAACAAATACTCTTCATACTTCTCATCAGCAACTTCTTTCTACATTTAATGTTGAAAAAACTGCAGTAGATGCCTTAGCCTTGGCATACGGAAATGCAGCCAGCCAAGCAAGAGCCCTTGCCCAATCATCACCAGG